CTACCCCTTCCCCGGCAGCTCCCGCCCGCCGGCGCCGTTGTGGCGCGGCCTGTTCGCGATCTTCTCCGCCACCTCGGCACGCAGCCGGGCCTCGTGCCGGATCGCCCACAGCTCCGCGCCGCGCTTCCCCGCCTCGAACGACGTGCATGGCCTGGTCGGAGTCCGCCGCGCCATCCCGTGGTGGTAGTCCAGCATGGCGAACCAACTGCCGTCGTCAACTCGGTCCTCCAGGCGCACCACGCCCTCGCCGTGCAGCGCCAGCACGCGGGGCGCGCTGCGGTCGTTCAGATGCACGCCTTGCCAGGCGAAGCCTTCGGGAAGGGCCATGCCAGCACCCTACCCCGTAGCCGTCTCAGGTTGAGAGACGACAGCGTCGAGAAGGCCTCCCGGAGTAGCTATGCGGCTTGCTCAATCGTTGATTGGGCGCGTGCCATCTACTAATGCCTCAACCTTGGCCTCCAGAGCGATCGTCCGCCTCATCGTCTCTTGCAGCGCGCCGATAGCTTTAAGAGTAAGCACTGAGTACTGGACACCCAGCAGCGACTTGAAGATATCGTCTCCGTTATTGTCCTTCCCCACTTTGACTTCGTTGGTCGTCACAAGACCGGGACTCACAGACTGCGCTTGCTGTGCGATTACACCGAGTTGGCGCCTTTCGTCTCCGATCATGTTGTAGTTGACTAGCTCGATTGCAAGCAGGTCGTCCCACTGGCTTTTCGCCGGTGTGATGTTCTCCTTGAGCTGCACATCGGAAAGCGCCCCGTAGCTGTTGTTCGCGTTCATCGCGTTGCCATCGGCGCGCACTACGAACTTGTCAACCTCGGAGCCGCCGACATCGGATGCGATGACAGCCACATACTCAGATGCAGAGTTGGTCTGGCGGTACAGCTGAGCGGCAAGACGCCCGGCGACCGCACGCACCGATAGGCTTTCATTTCTGGCCGATGGCGTCGTGCGACCGATAAACTCCGAGTCGTCCGTGAGTGTGTGCGTGTGGTTGCCGACCACAGTCGCGGTGTTTGAATAGCTGCCGGCGATGGAGTTTCCAACAAGCGAGAGACGCGTCCATGCTCCAGTAATAGAAACACCACCGGTGACGGTGTTACCCGTGACTTGGCAATCGCCATTTCCGCTGGTGGTGTCATTAGACCCCAGGGAGAGAGATTCCATAAAGCAGCCAACGATACTTGACCACTTTACGTTGTTGAGCGCCACCGATCCGTTAGACAAGTTGACGTTTGCGAGCCGTAGATTCTTCCAGCGTGTAGCAGAATTAACGCCGAAAATGCTTCCGCCCGAGGCGGTGAATCGGCAGTTCACCGCTTTCATTTCTGTGATATTGGGGGTCGCTGCATCGCTGCCAAACACGTACTGCACGTTCTCCACGTTCGTGTTTGTAAAAACGAAAATCCCAGTGTCGTTCACTTGGCCATTCCAGCGGAATGCCTGAGTACTCGTCGGCGCGTTCGCATGCCGTGGCACAATGACGCAGTCCGTGAATCCGATGTTGTTGCATTGACCGGTGTACTCGACACAGAAGGCTGGTGCAAACAACTCACCACCGTTGCGGCCGAACTCAGAACTGACGAAATGCGCATCCGCTACGTTGACGACCTTGCAGTAGGATCCCACGCAGTCGGTGGCAATCACATTCACGCCGCGATAGTTGACAGAAACACCGCCCCCAGAGGTATTGGTCAGCAGCCTGCCGTGGTACTGCCTACGCACAGCGACATTGAACTCCTGACCGTAGCCAAACGTATCCCAGGATATTCCGATGCAGTTGCTCGTCGGCGTCGTTGTGTAGTCACGCGTGATCGTCATGCCGGCGAGTGATACGTGATTTACGGCGCTCCCGCCATTACCAATCTGAACGCATGTGCCGACGGCTGAGGTAAACACGAGATTCGTATTGTCGATCCCGTCCCCCCAGAGGCGAAAGCTGCTCTTGAGCAACAGCAGCGTGCTGCTGATCTTGTAGTAGCCGCGAGGCACATACACGCTGCGATAGTCAGAAATCGCAGCAACGAAGGCTGCGGTGTCGTCCACGAGGCCATCGCCGACCGCGCCGTAATCCTTCACGCTGATCGAGTCTCGCAGCTTGTCCTGCACTGATCGGGCGATAGCTCCGTCTCCGCCCTGCACGTATGCCACCATCGCCGCTCCCTTGCCAGGAGAGGGGTTGGCCAGCTCACCAGAAATTTCAGGGAAAAGCACAGATTTTCCGTCTGATCGACGAGTGCCACGCATGTAATCATTCGGTCCAGGCGACGCAACCGGAAGGTCACGTTCTGGGATCGTGTCGTTGATATCCATCAAAGCACCTCGGCAGCGTTGACCGTGGCGGGCACGGCGTTGATTGAAATGGCATTGCGGATGCTGACGTCGCGCAGGAAGTCAGCGCCCCAGGGAACTCGCTCCACCGGCTCGCCCAGCACCGCCAACAAGCAGTCGCGGGCGATAAGGTCAGCGACCGCTGGGTCGCGGTCCTGATGCGTCAGCACGGTGGCGATGGGATCGCCTGCGGCCGTGAGCAGCGCGACGCCCTGACCGTCGATCGCCCGCGCGGTAGCTGTGAAAATGACGGCGTTGCCGCCGGCGGCGCGCGTGCAGGCGACCGCGGCCAGGCTCCCGTCGTCCAATTCGATCCCAGTCTCGCCAGGCTGCACGGGGATGTCCTCGCGTTTGGCGTAACTCATGGGTCAGTTCCTGGTGCCATCTTGGCGTTGTGGTGTGGGAAAAGGTGCTGCGGGTCGTCTCCGACCATGAAGACGCGCTCGCTCCAGGCGCCGGCGCAGCTGATGTGCTGGACTTCGATATCGCCCAAGTCGGTGACGCGGGTGATCGGCTCGATCCCGGTGCCGAGGATTTCGACGCTCTCGCCCTGCAGGACCGCTGCCAGGACGAATGCACCGGCGACCGTGAGGATTGGCGCATCAAGCGAGCAGGTCAGGCGGTGGCCAGCGGCCGTCTCAATGACGACGGCCGGCGCGAGCTTCGTCACGCTGTAGGTGACCTCCACCCAGCTTCCATCGCGACCCAGCAGCCAGTCGCCCATCAGCACCTGGCGCGCGCGGATCTTGCCGCGGCGGCGCTCGAGCACCCAGGAATCGACCCATGGGCAACTGCCGGCACCGCCAGAACCGCCGCCGCCGCCGATGCTGCCACCGCCACTACCAGAGCTGCCTGCAGCAGGGAACTTGACGGTGATCGGCGCCAGCGCGATGCGGCCGTCGACGTTGGCCGAATCCACGATGTTCGACGCCAGGCCGAGCACGCGGCTTCCGCCGACCAGCTGCGGGTCGTCGTAATACAGGTAATAGGTGACCGACTGGCCAGCGGTGCCGGTGACGGTGGCGCTGCTGGCCGCGTAACTGATCGTCTTGCTGCCGATCACCAGCGTGCCAGCCGACACGCTGATCGTCGCGCTGCTGGCGCCCGTGGTCGGGCTGGTGGCGTTGTAGGTGACGGTCGTGGCCAGGCCCCACATGCTGGCCTGGTTGGCCACGGCGTTGGTCGGCAGGGCCGCGGCGCCCTCGCGCGCCGTTGCCGCGACGGTCTTGCTGAGGTCTACCCATGCCGACTTCTTGCCGTTGCGCGCGACCGCGCGGATCTGGATCTGGTACTGCAGCCCGCGGGTCATCCCGTCGATCGCAATGTCCTGGCCGGCCGGGAACAACGGCAACATCATCCAATCGGTTGGGTCCGTCCCGACGATCCTGTGGCGCACCTCATAGGAGACGGTCGGTGCGGTCATGCGAGCAGGCCCTCAGTTTCGTGCCCGGAAGGTTTGCGCACCCCGATCAGCACCCGGTTGCTGCGGATGCCGGCGTCGTCGGTGGCGTCGTTGTAGAGGCCGGAGACCACGCTGATCACCTGCGGCTCGGCCGGCCCGTCGTAGATAGCCCCCGAGATCTCGCTGACGATCTCGTCCGGCGGCTCCAGGAAGAACGGATGCACGCGCTGATCGGCCTCCACGGCGGTGAAGCTGGTGCCCAAGTCCTGGCCGTAGGTGACGCCGGTCACCAGCAGCTGCTTGGTCTCCTGGCCCGTCAGGCCGAGAATCACCGCATCGCCGATGGCCACGCCGACAGGCATGTCCTGCAGCGCGAAGCCGTTGGACTCGCCGCCGGCCCCGATGACCCGCACGACCTCCACCTCCCCGGTCGCCTTGCGCAACTGCACGCTGTAGGACTTGCCCGCTTCGGTCACGATGGCCTCGTCCAGTACCAGCCATGCGGCCGCGCCGGCGATGTCGGTCGCGGGCCGCAGGCTGATCACGCGTCCCCAGCCGATGCCCCATTCCGTCACGTCGTGTGCGACATCCACAAGGTCGCCTCGCGTCGTGCCCAGGCCCGCGACATCGGAATCCCACGTGATCACGTTGGGCCGGAATTTGCCCTGCGCGAGGTGGTAGCGCCCGACCTGCCAGGCCTGGAACGCGCCCATCGCCTGCTCGATCTTCAAGGTCTCGAAGCGCTCGGGCTCCGGCGCGGTGGACGGCAGGCCGCGCGCATCGACGCCGCGGTAGCTGAAGCCGTCGTCCAGCACGATGATCTCGTCGTCCTGCCAATCCGCATCCGGGTTCTTGAACTGCACGCGCAGCGCCTGCGGCAGATCGATGAACTTGCGGCTGACCCGCAGGTTCTTCGTGTCGAGGGGCGAGAAGCTCATCGTCCGCTGCTGCTGGCCGCTGTCGAACACTACGCAATACTTGCCATTGCGGCGCCCCAGGCTGCCCAGCGACCCAGCCAGCAAGCCGTTGATCAGCTCCCAGGCCGTCGTGGCGCTGTCACAGACCTTGCGCGCGGCAAAGGCCATCGCATCCGTCCATTCGGCGAAGTCGGCGAATGAGTCCAGATCGATCTGGGCCGCCGCGACGTGGCGCGAAAGCCCCTCGCACCCGGTCAGCAGCCAGTACGCGCACCACGCCGGATTGGTGCTGAACTGCCTCGACCAAGTGTCCGTCGCGCGGTCATAGACCCCGATCTTCTGGCGCACGCGGCAGCTGACGGTCTGCAGCGTGCCCGTCAGCTGGTCGGTGGCCTTGATGCGCATGGCCAGCTTCCAGGTCCCCGTGGTCGACGGGTTGGTGTACTTGACAGAGCGCAGCAGCGCCCAGGTGCAGGCATCGATGTAGGTGTTGTCGCTGCTGCCGCGGCGCGCGGCCAGGCGCGTCACCTGCACGTCGTACTGGCCAGGGGCTGGATAGTCCCATGCCATGCCGGCGGAGAACGGCTTCTTCGTCTCCTTGCTCACGAAGGCATTGCAGCCCGGGATGTTCTCGGTCGGGTACAGCGGGCCCAAGCCACTCCAGCGCACGTTATGTGGCTGCAACCAGGTCGTGGTGCCGGTGGGGCGGTAGAGCACCTTGAAGGCGTTCGACAGCCCGAAGGTCTTATTGCTGGTGCCCACACCAAAGAGCCCCTGCGGGTGCACGATGTCGATGCTGCTCGACTGCGTGCCTGGCGCGGTCGTGCGTTCCACCACGTCGCCAACCGCCAGCGAGGCGCCGACCGAAGCCTCGAAGACGTCGTTCGTGTACAGGGTCGGGGCCTTGGTGACCTCGTACTGCACCTCATCGTACAGGCTGATCGAGGTGTCGCCGATCTTGATATCGTAGACCTCGATATCGCCGTAGCCGAGGTCGAACAGGCAGTGGAAGTAGGCGCTCTCGCCCACCACCTCGTTGTACTGGATCGCCGCGATCGGGGGGAAGAAGCGGCAGTCGCCGATCACGAACGGGATGACGCCCCAGGGATTGAAGCTGTTCGCCGAGCCCGTGAGCTGGTTCCACTGGCCCTCCGTGGCGTTCGTCCCGCCAGAAGGTGTAGGAGGGGCGATGAGCGCGTTGACGACCAGCGAGGCGGCCAGGGTCACGCCTGCGGCAAATGCTGACGCGCCCGCGGTGCCCGCTCCGTAGAGGGACGCACCCCACCCGGCGCTGAAGTAACTCACCACGATCAGCACCACGGCGCCCAGGACTTGCTTCCAGCCGTCACCGCCGCCCGCCAGCGCGCTGCGGGTCACGGTGATGCAGCTGCCCGGCTTGGGCCGCAGCTTTCCCCACCAGGCCGCGGGCACGACATAGCCGCCCACGCGCACCTCAAGGTCAGGGGACAGCCCAGCGCCGCCGCTCGCCTCGGCCAGCATCGCGGCCAGCGTTTGACCACCCCGCACCTGCACGACACCGGGCGCGGCGAGCGGATGGGCGCGGAGCACGAGGTCGGCGGTCGGAGCAGTCAGCGCATGCATCGGTAGTACCCTTCGATCCGTGAGCCCCACAGGGGCGATGACAGGCGCTCGATCACCGAGGACCGACCTTCCTCGCAGTGCAGGAAGCCGCCGCGGCCGTCGCACACGCCGACATGGCCAGGCCGGCCGGCGATGTTGAACACCACCACGTCGCCCTCGCCCGGGCGCTCCACACGCGCCCAGCCCGCCGCCTCGCCCGGGTCGTCGGTCGCCGGGAAGGCGATGCCGCAGTCGGCCAAAACGGTCGCCACCAGCACGCGGCAGTACCGCTCGCCGGTGTACGGCATTCCGACGTAGGCGGACAGGTTCACCCGCCGCGCTCCTGCGCATCGGCGAGATCTCCTGGCTTTCCACTCAGAAACGCCGATGCGGCCGCCGGGGAGATTTGGTTGGGCTTGGCGGTAAACCAGCCCTCAACGCCCGACAATGCCTTGGCGACTTCTTGTGCGATCACGGCGGCGTCGCGTGCGTGACCAAGTCGCGTGTGGACCCGGACGCGATCCAGCGCAGCCGCCCTCAGCTCGGCTAGCGTAGCGCCGTGCATTACACGTGCCCGTTCCAGGCCGTGCCATGCCCCAATGACGTCAGCCGCAAGCTGTGGCGGCAACAACCCGATGCGCTCGCCCAGCTTCGGGATCACCACAGCGTCCGGGATCTGCGCCAGGGCGGCCACGGTGTCCGGCGTGTAGCCGTCCAGGTCGCCGGCCGCGAACCGATCGAGGAAGGCCATGGCGATTTCCGTGCTAGCGGAAATACCCAGCAGGTCCGCAGCGATGGCCGCCCTGATCGACTGTGACTCTTGCTCGCGCATCTTCCTATCCCTTCGTCTGTTGAGCGCCGCATTCGCAAGCGCGCCGAGTAGTAACGCGATCAGTCCGATCGCCGCGCCCACCGCATTTCCAAGCCAGCTCATCTCGCATCTCCTTTCGGTTGGATGCGACGAAGCGTAACGCCCTCATGGCCAGAGCCCTTTGCTGTTACTGGGCGTGTAGGTCTGCGCCGGCACGCCTTGGTTCATGAAGTCCTCGACGTAGCCGGCGGTCAGTTGCACCGTCATCACGTCGATGTCCGCCCCGACGATGTCGAAGTCGAACGGCCCGACCTCGACCACGTCGGGAGAGGACGCCAGCACGACCTCGAGCACCGCCGTCGGGATGCCCTCCAGGTTGCGGATCAGGCGGGCCACCTCGCGGTCGACGTTGTCGATCGTGATGGTGACCGTGCCCGGGGCGTCCTCGTTGTCGGTTGGCAGCGTGGACTGGAACGGGTACGGCGTGAACTCGCCCGCTAGCCGCATCACTGTCTCGGTGTTGTTGACGATGCGGATCGTGTCGATCGATGGATGGCTGATCGACAGGCACGCCAGGAACACCTCTTCGGTCTCCGTGGACAGCACGGCGCGGGCGGCGGCGGGGGATAGCTGGCGCATCAGGTGGACAGCCTCGCGTCTTGTGTAGTGAGGACGCGCCCCGACTCATCCGACAGCGGATTGCGGCCAAGCACCCCCATCCACAGCACTAGCGACAGCTGCACCTTGAAAATGTCTTCCCAGGCCTGGGGCGTCGGCTCGGCGTTGAAGCTGTAGATCGCCAGATCCAGCGTATTACTGGGACGCCTGTAGTCGAACCACCGGAACCGGCCCACGCTGTCCAAGGTGATTTCATAGAAGTCCAGCAGCGTTTCCATCTGCGCGCCCGTCGTGTAGAGCGCGCAGGTGAAGAGCTTGGGCGCAGCCGTAAAGCGGCGGCGAAACCGGGTGGCACCGTCCATTTGGCTGCGGACGACGTTATCCAGGAGCGGTGCCCAGTTCATCGAAGCCGCCTCAGGCTCGCCCACGCTGACCGGGAAGATGGGCAGGTCAGCCACGGCGCACCCCCTTGGGGCCAATTCCATAGCGCTGTTGCATCGACTTATCCGCACTGCCCGACGCAATCACGCTGTTGACCTGCGTCTTCACGAACACCTGGATGTCCAGGCCACCCGTGCCGCTGGAGGTCGTCTCAACACGGTCTTCAGTCGCACCCTTGTTGATCGTGACCTTGACCTCCGGCATCGCCAGTCGGGGAGCCGGTAGAGATGCCGCGTGGCCGACGTAGCCCCCATCTGCATAGCCACGTGCGCTTCGGATACTGGCGAGCATCGCCATGAAGCCGCTCGGGCCGCCAATGGCGGCGATGTCGCGTTGGCTGAGGACGCCTTCGCCGGCATGGACAATGCCCGCTGGCTGGAACTTGGTGCCGGGGCCCGTGTACCAGCTGACCGGAGCGGGCGGCATGCCGCCTTCGGCCAGCTGGGTGCGCGTCCAGTCGAGCGAGTTGGGACTGAAGGCGCCGTAGTTGCCGGTCGCCTGGGCCTGGCGCGTAGCCGCGTTGCCGAACCAACCGCCCACCAGGTTGCCAAGGCCTAGGATCAGCTGTTTCGCCGCGATCCGCTCGAGGTCCTTGATGATGGAATCGGCCATGGCCTTGGACGAGACCTTCGACCGGGATGCCGCGGAGACCACCACATCTTCGAGCGAAGTCAGCACATCACCCGTGGCGCTGGCGACCTGCGAGGCAAGATCGGAAGCGCCTTGGGCATAGTTGGCCCAAGCGGCACGGGCGCCGTTCGTCCAGTCCGCCTCAGCGTCGGCGAGCTCGCCATACTTCGCCTTGATGAGGTCGATGCGCTCTACGGTCTTTTCATGCAGCGCGGCACGCTCTGCGTCGAAACGCACCTGGTCGATCTGGTTGGCGTTGAGCTGGGCCTGCAGGTCCAGCAGCTTGTCCGCTTCGTCGGCATAGGCGTCATTGATCCGCTGCTGGATCTCGTATTCGCGGTCGCCCATGCCTACCTTGTCGACCATGGTCTGCAGCTGGCGGCCCAGGGCCACGTTGCTCGCCTGCAGAGCGGCGGTATAACTGTCGATGGCGACCTGGCGCGCCTTGAGCGCCTTGGCTTCTTCCGCGGCCAGGTTGGCCTGCGCCGCGGCGCCGTTCGTGCGCGCAACGGCGAGCTGCGACTCAAGCTGTGCGATCTGCTCGTTGACGGCAATTGCGTCCTTTCCGCTGACGGCTTGCCGCTTGAGATAGGCGATCTGCTTGTCGAGCGCGCCAGTCTGGGCATCCACGCCCTGTTGGGTCAGCGTGCGGAGCTTGGCGTAGTACTCCTCCACGGTGATCTCGCGGGCGTCGTACTGCGCCTTCAGGGCGTCCGTGTCGGCCTTGAGCTGGGCTTGTTCCTGCGCCAGGCTGTCCTTGTACCCCTGCAGGGCGGCGCTACGTGTCGCCGAGGCCTCGCCGCGAGCGCCCTTCGCCTTTGCCTTGGCATCGATCGCGCGCAGCGCATCCTCGCGCTGTTTGAGCAGCTTCTCGTCCGTGATCCCTTCCTTGGCCGCGTCGGCTCGCATCTGCTTGATGCGACCTTCCAGGTCCAGGGTCTTTCCGAGCAGCTGATTGGTGCCCTCAACGAACTTCTGGCGCTTACGCTCGTCTTCTGAGTCAACGGTCGTGGTAGGCGAGCCGCTCTTGCTGGATGGGGCCTTCCCGTCCCCATACTTGATGTAGTCCAGCGTCGCAGACCACGGGGTGTTCAGAAGACCGCCATACTTGGGGTCGACGGTCAGTGCCTGCTTCCCGAGGACCAGCATTGCGGCCTGTGCGCGATTCGACACGCCAAGCAGGTAGTCCGCGAAGCCGCCCAGCCATGCCATGGCGCCAGAGAAGGCATCTTTGAACCCGTTGAGCGCACCGGTGATGTTGGACAGGTTCGAGAGGATGTCCTTGGTGCGATCAGCGAGCGTGTCCGAGTAGAAATTGATTCCCTCGGTCACCGCAGCCTGCTGGTTGCCCTCGTCGACCAGGGCGCGAACGCGCGCGAGCTGGGCTTCCGTGAGGAAGTGCTCGGTCTCATTGAGCTTCAGCAGGCCCTCGACAGGATCCTTGGCGATCAGTGCGTACTTGGCGACCACACTGTCGACGTTCTCTCCCGAGGCAGCCGCCCACGCTGCGGTCACGCCCGACACGCGCTCGAGCTGATCGGCGGCGATCTGGCCGCTGCCCGCAACGGCGGTCAGCGCCTCTACCGCGCCGCCATGGGTCACACCTTCGAGCCCATCGAGGCGGTCGGCCAGCTCGCTGACCTTTCCGGACAGGTCACCGGCATAGCCGCCGGTCTTGATCAGTGCCGCCTGGAAGGCCTGCTGATCCTGATCAGCCCGGTACCAGGCGTACGCCAGTACGCCTACCGCGGCTGCGGTGACGGTCGCCGGATTGACCAGGCCCAGCAGCGCGACGCCGATCTCCTTGAGCCCGAAGCCCATCTGCGCGGCAACGTCGCGGATCTGGCCACCCTGTTGCAGCAGCACGGTGGTGAACGGCATGCCGCCCTGAAGGCTCGTGACGATGTCGGTGATCTGCGGCTGCAGCACCGCGAGCACCCGGGAGGTACTGACGCTGGATTTGCCCAGCGCATCGATCGCGTTGTTGGTAGGCAACGGCGACGCGGCCTGCTTCTTCACGTTGGCGACGTCGCGCGACAGCTGCCCCAAAGACAGCTGGATGTCGCGGATGTCGCCGCCGATGCGGACGCGCAAGTTGGTCGTTTGGTCGCCCATCAATCCAGGGTCCGGAGGTAGTTCGTCCAGTCATTCTTGTCGGCACCCATCGCCACGCGGGTGGCGACGGCGCTGCGCGCTTCGCGGTGGCGGTCGTCACGCGCCGCGGCGGCGGTAAAGCCGCGCAGCTGCGCGAGCGTCATGCCGAGGACGTCGGGGAGGCGGTATCCGCGGCTGACGAGGTAGTGGATGTGGTCGGCCCAGCCGAGGGGCTCGCCTGCGCCGGCGCGCTGGCCTTGGGCACCGCCGCCTTGGCCAGCAGCGCGGGCAGGCGCTGGCTGAAAAAATCCTTGTTCACCGCCACGACCGCCTCCACCAGCACGGTGACCTCGTCCAGGCTGCCATCGGCGATGAACGCCGGGTCCTCGCCGGAGGCGATGGCCAGTGCCTCGGCCAGGGATCCTGCGTCCTGCTCGAGCAGATCCAGGATCACCGCGCCCACCTGAAGCGGCTGCGCCTCGCCCAGCAGGCCGGCGGCCACCGAGACGCGCGCGATGATCGTGCGCGCGGCGGTGATGAACGGCCCGATCTGCCTCAGCTTCAGCGGCTCCAGCACCAGCACCTTGTCCCGGAAGCTGACCGTGCGCGTCGGCACGGTCAGCACATCGGCATCGTCGGGCCCGCTCACGCGATGATGACCGCGTTGAAGTACTGGGACTTGCCGGCCGGCTTGCTGGTGTCGGCCAGCAGGCCGCCAGTCACCTGGAAGCTGCCGAACTGGTCGCCGATCAGCGCCATTTCCTGCAGCACGCCGCCGCTGACCTTGTAGGCGTTGAGGCGGACCGGCTTGCCACTGCGGGCCTCGTTGAGGCCGGCGAAGAGGAACTCGTAGTTCTTCTGCGAGGTCGTCTGCGCCTCCACGCGCTGGCCCGCCACGTTGGTGTAGGTCACCTTGACGTTGGCCGCACCGGCCACCGGTGCCGGGATGCTGCTGGTGCTCGGGATGTAGAGCATGCCGTCGCGCAGCTCGTAGTCGGTGCCGGCGGTGTAGGTCGTGCTGCCGCTGGCGCCCTTGACCGTGGTGATGGTGGCCGCGGGATTGAGCAGCGGCGTGCTGCCACCGAGGTAGGCCACGGCGGTCTCATCGGTCACGGTGCCAGCGGTGATAGCCGAGGCGGTGCCGCGCGTGGCGCGCGCCAGGTTGTCGGGCGAGAGATCGGTGAAGGTGTAGGCCAGCTGCCAGCCGGTCACGCGATCGACCTGGTTGCGGGTGCCGCCGCCGGGCTGAGTGCTGTCGGCCAGCACAATCGAGTTGGTCTGCGGGGTCAGGGTGACCGCGCTGCAGTTGCCCACCTCGACGAAGGGGGCGGCCGAGCCGAACTCGCGCACCAGCAGTTTGCCGCTGCCCAGGTAGCTGTAGTCTTCCATTGTGTTGTCCTCGGTTAGGAGCCGCTCGGGCGGCGGGTTATCGGATGGGGATGTGGGTCTGGTAGCTGATCAGGGCGCCGTTCCAGCCCAGGCCGGCGACGGGCTGGCCGAAGTCCACGCCGACGTAGCGCGGCCACTGGACCCCGACGGGAAAGCGCTCCATCGACGACTGGTCCATCGCCGCTTCGACATCGCTGATGACGTCATCGAGGCGGTCCTGGGCCTCGTCCAGGTCGGCTGGCACACGCACCGCCACGATGAGCGTGGTCAGGCGCGTGCGCGCCACGGCGGCGGCGTCAGCAGGGCGTTGCTGCTTCTCGATCAGCAGCGCGAGTACGGGCTCGGTCAGCGTGCCGGGGATCTGCGCAGGCTCTGTGGTGACATTGAGCCCGGCGTCGGTGTTGAAGCCGTTGGCAGTGGTGATGATGGACAGCACATCCTTCATGGCCGCCAGGAGCTGCTTGCGAGGACTGTCAGCCACGGGACACCACCCAGCGCACAATCGACTCGTCGGACAGGCCTTCGACTTCGGCATCCAGTCGAAAGGCCTCACCGTCGCTGCCGTCGACGCGCAACAGCACAAGGGCGCCCAGGCGCACAGGCTGGACCTGGGCCCGCCGGAAGCCGACGACCACATGGGATGCCGCGACATCGGCCACGCCGTTGCCGTACTCGGTCATCTGCCGGTCCACCAGCACATCGCAGGGCACGCCTGAGACCGCGCCCGGCGCGGTGTAGCGCGCGCGATCGCCCAGCCCAGCGGCCTGGAAGGCGCCAAAGGCCAGCGCGTCGAACTCGCGCAGGAAGTCGGCCTGGCTCATGCCCACCCCCGGCGCGCTGCATCGGCCATCGCCTTGTCCAGTTCGCGGTCGGTGAAGACCGGCATCAGCTTCAGCCAGGTGCGCTCAGCAGCGCCGAACAGGTCCAGCCGGGGCGCGTAGGTCGGCGCGCGGCCCACGAAGTTGTAGACCTTGGTCAGGTCGTGCTTGCCGTCGCGCACATAGACGCCGGGCGACAGGTGCGCCGTGTGGTTGCCGACCGTGCCCACGTCCTTGCCCTGACGGCTGACGGCGAAGAATCGGCGGTTGCGCGCCTGCTTGAGCGACTTGCCGCGGGCGCGGCGGTTACGGAAGGCCTTGGCGTCGGCGTCCTCGTTGCTACTGGCATCGAACTGCGCACCCAGCTGCGACAGGATCTGCTGCACCACACCGTTGCGCACGTTGCCGTGGCTGTCCATCAGTGTGTTGTCGGCGACCGCCACCGCGAACTCGCCGGGCCGCAACCATCCTGCGCGCCGCAGCCCCCGGTCGATGCCGCGGTCATGGCCCAGGCCACCGAAGACCTGTGGCATCAGGTAGCGCGCCGGCGGCGTGCCCTTGGCGGCCTCGTCGCGGATGAAGACCTCAGCGGCGCCCGCCTCGCGCGTGCCATGGTCTCCGCGCGTGTATCGCGCCTTGCGCAGGTAGACGGAATTCACCGTGAGCTTGACCGGCGCGTCCAACTGGGACTGGATGAGCCGATCCCACTGGTACTTGATCTCGCCCGCCACGCCATTGACCGCCTGCATGAGGGCATAGGGCAACTGGCGCTGCTCGAGATCTGTCAGCGTTCGGCTGAAGCTGCCATTGCCGTCCACGTCGAACACCAGCAGGCTCACGGCTTGCCTCCCAGTTCGGAAGACACAGGCACCGGTGTGCCCTGCACCGCGCGAATCTGGCGCAGTTGGCTCTCGTAGCGCTCCAGGCACTGGCGCCGGCCACGCGCGACCACCAGCACGTCCCGCAGCGCACCGTCGGCGACCCAGCGGCAGGCCTCGGTCATTTCTTCCGGGATCGGCACGTAGCGCGCCTCGGGCACGCGGATGATGATCGGCGCAGGCACCGGCTGGACCGGCTGCACCTTGTTGCGCGCGCATGCGCCGACACCCAGCACCGCGAGCAACAGACCGACCCGGAAGCCATAGCGCGCCAGGCGCCGGGCGGCAAAGGCAATGGCGCGCATCAGTACCCCCTCAGCGCGGGGCAGGCCGCCGCCATCGCATCGAGTGCTGCGACGCACTCGGGCGGGCGCTGGTCGTACTGCTGCCGGTAGGACTTCGCGCCGGCATCGGCCTTGGCCTTCTCGGACGCGGTCTGCGCCGCCAACTGGGCGTTGCGGGCCTGCAGGGCGCGCATCTTCTCGGCCTCGGCGTCCAAAGTCTCCTTGATCGTGGACAGAGACGAGCGCGCCGCTTCGTAGTTCTGTTGCAGGATGGCCGCGTCGAGCGTGGCCTTTTCCGCCGCGATCTTCGCAGCGTCCTGGCATTCGGCGACCTGCTGGGTCACCACCACGATCTGCTGGCCCTGGCGGTACGAGGCCAGGCATGCCACCGCGAGCAGCACGGCCAGTACCGCGCAGCAGGCTTTCAACCAGTTGCCCGGGCGGCGCAGCCAGCCCAGCAGGTCCGCCGCCCAGCCGAACACCAGGCCGACGGCCGCGTTGAGGAACGCCAGCACGCCGCTCATGCGTCACCCGCCCGGCGCTTCCACGGGTAGACGAACAGCACGGTCAGGCCGATGCGCAGGACCAGCAGGTACCAGGGCGCGACGTAGCTGTGGCGGTCAAGATCGCGCAGGAAGATGCCGAGCATGCCCACGGCGATGGCCATGTAGCACAGCGCGCAAAGGACACCCGTGGCGTAGTGGCGCCGGTCGCCGCCGCCCACCTGCAAGAGTGCGAGCTTCCAGGTGCAGCCGCAGAACACGGCCATCGTGGACACCAGGTTGACCAGGTAGGGCATGCTGTTCACGCCTGCCCTCCCCTGCCGGCCCAGCGGTCGGTGAACTTCTGCAGGCCGGACAGGTAGTGCGGCAGCATCGGCCGGATCACCGCGCCGCTCAGCCCACTGAACACCACCCCCGCCTCGCGGATGCCCGGGGCCAGCACGGTCAGCGCCACCACCAGCCAGCTCGCCAGCATGGCGAACGCCAGCACGAAGCCGCCCAGCATCACCACGCGCAACAGCAGCGTGGACCAGCGCACCGCCAGTGCCGCCTCGGCCGCGGGCGAGATCCGGCCGGCGTCGATGTCCTTGAGGAAGACCACGCCAATCAGCGCGCCGACCACGGCCGCGAGGAACCACGACTGCGGCACCCCCAGGATGATCCGCTCGCTTCGCGTGATGACCTCTGTGGCCACGGCGCTGCCGGTGGCCGAGGCGGCCAGCGCGGCGAACAGCTTGACGCCAATGGACATGCCGCCGTCCATCACGCGCGCACCCCCGCCAGCTCCACGCCGTCACGGATGACCTGGTCACCCCAGAAGTTGCCCCCGTTCTCGTGGCGCGCGATCGCCTTGGCGAACTGGAAAGCGGTCTCGGGCGCATGAATGTCCACCGGTCGGTCCGGCGCGACGCCCAGCGCGTTGGCCACCTGCCGCACGTAAGCAGCGGTGTCGTTCTCCCTGGGCGGCGCCCAGCGGCGGATCATCTGATCGACCGTGCGCAGCTTGTGCTTGTCCTGGTAGGTCACCAGGGTGCGCACGAGCGCCCGGAAGCCGTACTCTGGCGTCAGGAACACGCAGAAGCGCTTCTCGCGCGCCAGCGCACCTTCGCTGCGGTCCTCGCCTTTCCAGATCACGTCCGGATTGCGGTCGAGGTTGCCTGGGTTGTTGTTGCGGACGCCGCGCGGTGCAGTCATGCGTGCAGTACTCGATCAGACGCGGAAAGAGGGCCCCGCCGCGCACGGCGGGGCGGGTGGATCAGGCCGACTTGGGCACGCCGGCACCCGGCGTCAGGCGCACCAGCACTTCGGTGGTGCCATTGCCCGCGGCGCGGACGGCATAGCCGAAGTTCTCGACGTCGCCGGTGGTCGCGCCGGAGACGATCACGCGGCCCGGGCTGATGTCCCAGGTGACCGGGTCGCCGACATTGATCACGGCGGTGTTGAGCTTGGGCAGGGCGAAGACGCCCTCCACATGCGCGGCGACGGTGTCGCCGATCGCGCCCTTGCTGACGGCGATGGCCAGCAGGCGGCCCTTGGTAATGACGCCGCCGCTCTCGACGGGCGCCTCCAGGGTGATGTCCAGGACGCGGCCGTCCTGATACTGATTCTTCATGATGGTTCTCCGGAGATCGTGACGGGTTGGGGATCAGGCAGCAGCCGGTGCGGGCGCCCGCGTGCAGCGGGCGCCCTGCGCCGTCACGCGCCGGGGTTCTTGTAGATGCCGCGGTAGTCGGCGATGGCCGGCGCCGCGTCCAGACGGACCTTCCAGGCGACGCCGTCGACGGTGAAGCCCTGCTGCTCTTCGAGGTACGGCGTCTGGTTGCCGTCCAGGTAGCCCACGACGATGCCGTCCACGAAGGCCGGGTTGGCGGTGCCGTACCAGGCGGTGGGGCTGGCATCGTCCAGGCGGCCGTCGTCGATCACCTCGAAGGTGTTCTGCACGATGTTGGGCGTGGTCAGGTTCTTGTTGCCGCCCACCTCGTACTGGCTGGCGCGCACCATGCGGGCCAGGCCGCCCAGCGCGATCGGCGTCAGCAGCGACTGCAGCGGCACGCGGATGCGGTGGCCGTCGGCATCCTTCTGACCGGCCATGGCCACGCGCATGGCGTCCACGCTGGCGGTGCTGATGGTGGCGCCCGTCAGCAGGTTGCCGTGGGCCGCGGAGAACAGCGCGTTGCCGTCGGCCAGCACCGGGTTGCTGTTGATGAGGTCGAACACCGCCTTGGCGATAGTGCGCTTGGCGGCCTGACCCATCTTGCGAGGCACGTCGTTGAACACGCCCAGGTCGTCGTTGATGATCGCCTGGCGGGTGATGGAGAACAGGCGGCCGTAGGTGACGATCTTCATCGCCTGCGACTGCTCGCTGAAGGTGCCCTGCTTGTACTCGCCACCCTCCGGCACGATCAGCAGATCGGAGAACGCCCCCAGGCCCACCAGGTTTGTCGGCTTGAAGTCCGGCACGCTCACCGCGCGGGTGAACTGGTCGAACTGCTCCTCGGCCTCCTGGTAGCCGCGCAGCACCGCCGCACGCGAGGTGTCGCCCAGCAGGCCCGGGAAGTCGCTGGTGCTGTGGGTGAAGGCCAGGCCAACGATGTCCATGCGGCTCATGCCCGCCGTGGTCACGCCGGCCTGCACCAGCGACTCGCGCGCCAACTCAGCCAGGGTAAAGCCGCGGTAGGGGTTGGCCGCGTCGTACTGCGCGGTGCCCGAACGCGCCTCGATGGCGTTGCGCATGGCCGCGCGGGTGCGGTCCCGCTGCTCGGGGCCGGCCTGCACGCGGGCGGCGCCTCCCAGCGGCTCGGCGCCGGTCGCCAGCAGCGCCAGGATGTGACGGCCGACGTTGTCGGCGGTCACCGCCGGGTCGGCCGCGGCGATCACGCCATCGACATAGCTGCGCACGGCCTGGTTGCCCAGATGCGGCTGGGCCAGGGCCAGGATGTCGGTGTTACGGGTCCGCAGCGCGGCCAGGACATCGGGCGGCGCCGCAGCAGCCGGAGCGGCGACCGGGGCGGGGGCGGTCACCGTGGCCGGCGCCGCTGCCGCGGTGGTGGTGGCGGCCGCGGTCGTGGCGGTGGTCCCGCCATTCGCATTCGCCATGATCTGCTGGTACTTCTGCTTCATGGTGGGATCCTCGATGTGGCCGATGACGGCCTGCTGGTGAACCTCGGGGAGCGAGGCGAAGGTCTGCGGCGTCAGCGCCGCGGTGATGTGGCCGCGCAGGCAGGCCGAAATCGGGGCTGGCGTGGACGGCAGCGCCTCAAGCAGCGAGCCGATGGCCACCACGGCGCCGGCAGTGGCGGCCTTGGCCTGACCCAGCGTCTCGATGCGGTCCACAAAGCCCAGCTCCAGCGCCTGCGCGGCCGTGTACCAGTGGTCCAGCCCATCGGTCAGCAAGGTCTGGATCTGGGCGGCGTCGCCGGTCTTGGCGACGTAGGCCTCCTGCATGGCAGCGGCGTGCGTGCCCAGGCAGTCGATGACCTGCTGGAAGTCGTTGGCATTACCGGCAGCGATGGTGTGCGGCGCATGCACCATGAAGATCGAGGTGCTGTAGGCGACCACCTCGTCACCGGCCATGGCGATCAGCGAGGCGATGGAGCAGGCCTGCCCATCGATGTAGACCACCTTGCGGCCGCTGTGCGCCTTGAGCGCGTTGTAGATCGCGATGCCATCAGCGGCGTCGCCACCGCCGCTGTTGATGCGCACGTTGAGCGTGCGCGCGGTGCTGGCGGCGATCTGCTCGGCCAGCTCCCGCGCGCTCACGCCGTCGCCCCAGAGACTCTCGCCGATGCAGCCATAGACCATGATCTCGGCCGTGTCATTGGCCTTGGCGGTGAGGCGCAGCAGGCAGCCGGTCTGCACCGTGCTGCCCGCATCGGCGCGCACGCGGGGCAGCACGCGGCCTGGCGCGGCGAACGCGCTATCGATGAGCGCCCAGGTCAGCAGCAACAGGCTGGTGAGCGAGATGTAGATCCGTGCGATGGCCGATGCCAGCATCGTCAGTCCCTCGTGAGGAGTTGTGCGGTCAGACCGCGGCGGAAGTCGGCGCGTGCCTCGGGGGAGGCCGGCGCGGAGGCGTGGAGACCGAGCTCGCCATTGCGCTGCTGCCAGTCCTGGCGCTGCGCGGCGACCTCTTCGGGGTTATTGCCGTACTGCAACGTGTTCTGCTGCGGGCTGACCCAGCCGCGGTCCTCGGCCTCACCGCGCGCGGTGGCCTCCTTCAGCGGGTCGATCCACGGCATGACCGGGCGCACGTAGGTGGCAGCGGCGACATGCTGGAAGCTCCAGCCGCGCGGAATCCTGATCAGGCCGGCGAGCAGCGCGGCCTCAATGAAGCGCGTGCGCTGCTTGCGCACCGCCTGAGCGATGAACTGCTCGCCGAAGATGAGGTAGCCGCCCCACTTCTCTACCAGTTCCTGGCGCTGCGCGCTGTAGGTGCCGTTGTAGTCCAGCGACAGGCTGCTGAAGCTGGTGCCGATGCCACCGGCAGCGCGCCGCAACTGGTTGGTGACCCACTCGGCTGCGCCGGCGTTGGGCCGGTTGGAGTTGATGATCCCGACATCTTCACCGGGCAACAGGTCGTCCCAGATCATGCCGGGGGTCATGCGCATTTCGCGCACGGGCTGCCCGCTCGGCAGCACGGCGGTGGTGCCTAGCGGCGATTGCGTGCCGTCAGCGGCCCTCTTGATGTAGGCGCACATGCTGGCCGCGACCTTGGCGGCGATGCGCTCGGACTCTTCGTAGTCCTTGATGTCCTCGAAGCGCGACATGGCGCTTGCGAACACGCTCAGGCCGCGCACCTGATGCAGGCGCTTGACCAGGGCGAGCTGGCGCATGTTGTCGGCCGAGACGCGCTTGGTCTCGTTGGCCCAGCCGTAGGCGCTGCCGATGTCGCCGGGGTGCTGCTTGTAGACGTGCCAGGCCACCACGCGGCCCCAGGCGTTGCGCTCCGCGCCCTGCACCACGTTGCTGGCCGGGTCGTTGAGATCCAGCGGCACCATGTCCGCTTCGAGCATCTCGAAGCTGTAAGGCACCTCAGTGCCGTGGGGCAGCGTGCTGACCGGACCCACCAAGTCCTGGAAGAACATCTCGCCGTCGCGGAACCAGCTGCGCGCCATCAGCTGCTGGGCACGGCCGTAGTCGTGCATGCCGGTGACCTCCGGCGCATCCCACCAGGCGTCCCACAGGTGGTCGATGTCGCGCGCAAGGCCGCGATCGACTGGGCGACCGGGATGCCGCGGGGCCGCCAGCACGTCGATGCCACTGCCGCAGGTGTTCTGCACCAGGATGTTCAGCGCGTTATCAGCCAGGTCCAGGTCGCGCTCAAGGTGGCGGGCCTGGTCGCGCAGCTGCTTGGCGTCCATGCCCGTGATGGCCGAGCCGCTGCCCCAGTCGCGCGCCAGCTTGCGGCTGCGCGAGGGACGCGTAACCTCATGCGCGCGGGCCAGCACCTGACGGGCGGAAAACGCGTCGCGCTCGCGCTTGTCGTCGGGCAACTGGGCCAGCAGGCGCTGGCGCGCGGTGGCGGCGGTGCCCATCAGGTCACTCCACCGAAGTCGGCGGTTGCGCAGCCGGGCCGGTTGGCAGAGGCTTCCAACGCGACGCGCCGTTCCCACTCCTGCCGACCAGCGCGGATTTCAGGGAGGTTGGCGTAGGTCAGCTCACGGTCGCCGAAGCGCACGCGCTGTCCACTGAGCACCTTCTGCTCGGCGTTCGTGTAGAGCGTGACCATGTCCAGGGCGGTTGCCATGGACAGCTAAGTTACGCAGGGGGTTGTGCCAAACTTCAATAAAAGCTGGCACAACCCAACTTGCAAGTAACTGATTTACAAGGCGCGAAAAACTAATTTGTGCCTAATTTCAATGAAACTGTCTCAGGGGCAGGTTTTCAGAGGTCTCTTGCTTCGTCGTCCCTACTCGATCATGACCGCATGTACAGCCTGCGCTTGCTGCCGCGGCGGTGCTCGACCACGCGCCAGCCGTGGCGCTTGAGCAAGTAGCCGACACGGGTGGCCTGGGCGCGGTCGGTGGGGTCTGCGCCGAGTGCGCCGGTGAGGATGTCGGACATGGCCACGCCGTCGCGGCCCTCCAGCCAGGCCAGCACCGCGCCGGCGCCGGGGAACTCCTCGGCCGGCCCGGAAAGCAGTCCAGCGGGGCCGACCTCCTGCAGCAGATCCTCGGCCGCCAGCTCCTCGACTAGGTCGATGCCGGTGGCGCGCAGCGTGGCGGCATTGGCCGAGGCCACCGCCCGGGCATGGGACATGCGCAGGGCGCGGCCCGTGCGCAGTAGGGCCTGGAAGCTGCGGCTGGCGGACACCAGCACGTCGGCGCGGTGGGTCGGGGCCAGCGGGACCGGCGGCGGCGCCCCGGCGCCCTGCCCCGTCACCAGCGCGTCGTAGGCGCGGATGACGTGGAGGTGGAAGGCGGCACTAATCCACATGGCGTAGGCGTAGACCAGCTCCTTGACGGCGTAGGTGCCGTTGCCGAAGCCGTCGTTGACCTGCTGGACGGGGGCCTCCGGGAATTCCCGGAGGGGGTCCGGGGATTCCGTCACTTCCAGCATCAAATCCTGAGTCTGCTTGAGCCTGAACCAGTCGCTTGGCTGATGCCTCTTGGCACCGCCACTGGCCTGGTGCAGGTCATTGAGGCAGAAACGGCCGGCTGCGTCCTGCCGGATCTGGGTATTGGCGATGATCAGCGCGCTCATGCCTGCGTGCCCTCCTCGCGCATGACGACTTGGCATGCCGCGATGATCACCCGATGGAAGCGCTCGCGCTCCCGCGCGCAGGAGGCGATCCACCCCATCCCAATGCGGCAGAGTGCGTGCGCCCGCTCGTCGTCATCATCGATTGCCTGAGCGATGCTGGCGAGCAGGAAGTCCGCCTCCCGATCATGCTGGGCCTGCTCGTCCAGGAAGCCAGTCAGACTGGAGGCCAGTCCGCGCCGGCTGGCATAGTGGTCCAGGTCCTCAGCCGAGGGCGAGGCATCGGCATTGGCGGCAGGCTGGGCGGCGGCGTCCAGCGCAAGGGCGACACGGCGCGCCAGATCGGGTGGCAAGCGGGCAGCATCGTTGGCGCCGAGCGCTTGGGAGACAAGGGATTCAATCACCGGCGAGGCCGGCCGGGCAGAACGGGACATGGTGGGCTCCTAGGTATGTGGAGTCCGCCACCCCGACGCCAATCGGGGTGGCAGACGGTGCACGGTTGGCGTACCGGTAGGAGTCCAAACCGGCGGACCTTGCGGCCCCCGCACACCGCCTGCCATTGAACTGACTGGCACGCGCCATCTGCTTCAGTCGGAAACAAAAAAGCGCCGACATCGGCTGATGGGCGCTGGTGCGCCTCCTTTTCCGGGACGCCAATCCCGGCAGCGGATTTGGCCGCTGCAGTGCAACTTTGCGGGCCCCGCGATGCCGTGTCAAGATCAGACCAAATATTCCAAAGGATTGATCCATGCGCACGTCAACCAAGGGACTAATAGCAATTCTTGTTTCGGCCGCTCTTGCAGCCAAGGCGGAAGCCCCAAACTCGCCCGCGCAACCGCAAGATAACGGCGCGCCAGAGGTTGTATTCCTGGGGCTGAAAATCGGCGCCTCGTTTGACGTACCGGAGTGTCCAAGCGAAAGCAGTCCTCATCTCCGACACCTGTACAACCTAAGCTCGTCAAACTTCCCATGTTGGATTGGCTACGCACCCGGCCAGCATGGCCCGATCAAGGACGGCGACCTCATTAGAGTCCACGTTCGAGATTCGGCGCCTGATGGAACCAAATCGGTATACGCGAAAATTAGCGGGGGCACCATTTCAGCGCTTTTAGTCGGAACGGATGGATTTGTGCATCAAGAAGCGCTTCTGGACGCTCTAATTGCTAAGTTCGGTAAGCCTGAAAACCTCACGAGAGAAAATGTCAAGGCCGGCAGCGGCGCCGAATTCAAGAATGTTGTCGCCACCTGGAACAAGCCCCATGTAATTTTCCAGGGGCTCACGGACACTATCAATGAAGGGATGATCACAATTTATTCTGATGAGGGGCATAAGAGCCTGGAAGAGACGAGCGAATCCCGTAAAAAATCTTTTTGATGCCTAGAGGCAGCTATTGCCGGTCTAAAAGATGCCATTGATTTGGAGGGCCTCTCATTTGCAGGCCTGACTGCGTCCTCCTTCGCGCCACCAGCTCTCGCTGGCTGGCAGGCCCCCAGGAAACAGGCGATGAAGCTGGCGCCGCGAAATCCGAAACTCGTCGCACACCTGTTTGACGGTGCGGCCGGCCTGCAGCGCGGCGCGGATCTGCAGCAACGGGTAGCTCCGCTCTCCGCTGGGGAAATACGGCTGCTGGCCGGCGAAGCACCGCATGACGGCATCGACGATGGGCGCGGACATGCGCTCGCTGATGCCGACATCGCGCAGCAGCGCCTCGGTCATCTGCTCGCGAAGCTCATCGGCGCCCACGCCGCGGCGCTTGGGCGCGCTCACAGGCCCCACCCGTCGCGCGTGGCGATGCTGCTGCGGTGCGGGGGCGCGGAGGGCGTCACCGGCGGAGTTGGGGCGGCTTGAGCGGCCGGTGGCGATAGCGCCTGCGGCGCTGGGTTGAACAGGTCCTCCGGCGGCTGGAAGCGGGCCTCCAGCGCCTCCCACTGGGACTCGCGCACCATGTCGGCCTTAACCGCCGGCGCCAGGGAGGCCCAGATCGCGTAGACGATGGTGTCCAGCGGCTCATTGGCCGCCCCCTTGGGACGGATCCAGTAGCCACTGTCGGCGTCGTAGAACTCGACGGTGAGGCCCTTGTAGTAGCCAGGGGGCATGGCGCCCACGTCGGGGTTGAGCGGGTCGTGGACCTCGTCGCCACGGCCGCCCGGGAAGCGGAGCATGCGCGCGGCCAGGTCTTCGGGCTCGCCCGCCTCGCTGGCCGCGGCACGGGCAGCCACGGCCGCCGTCAGCCAGCCGTACACCATGGTCTTGAGCACCGAGCCGCCGACGCCCCACACGCCGACGCTGCGGGCCAGCGTCTTCTCGCCCTGCCCTACTTCGGTCTTGGACGGCCGGTAGACGGCGCGCTCGCTGCGCCGCTCGGCGCGGCCGCGCACCAGGTAGACGGTCTGCATCTGGAAGCCGCTGCGGGTCTCGATGGCGCGCACGCCACCGCTGGTGGCGACCTTGGCCTTGACGAACTGGGCGACGGTCTCGGTCCAGTTGCCGCCGTCCACCGCGACGGCGGTGATGGCCATGTCCACGCCCGCGCAGCTCTTCCAGGTGCCCAGCAGCACCTCGTCCAGCGTGACGTAGGTCTCCAGGCGCGTTGGGTCCAGGTCCACCACGAGGTAATCGACCACCCAGCGGCGCTGGCCGCGACCGGTGGCGATGATCTGGACCTCGGCGCGGTCGTGGCCGAAGTCGACGCCCGCAGTCAGCACCAGGCCGCCGCGAGGCACGTAGCCGCGGTGTACGCCGGGCTCGGCCAGGCCGGCGACGACGTCGGCGTCCTGGCGGCTGCGCTCGCCCTCGTGCGGCAGGCCCAGCACCAGGTTGCGGAAGCCCGGCATCTTGGCAGGGTCGCGCTGCGCCTCGGCGCGCTTGTCGGCGATGTCCTTCCAACTCAGGCCCAGGCCCAGCGGTGCGTAGGCGGCCCAGGCGTGGAAGCTGCGGTGGAACGGGTCAGCGGCAAGGTTGGTGGGCTTCCAATAGGCGGTACCGCCGTAGCCGCGCTCGGGCAGCATGGTGTCCTTGTGGTGCTCCTCGATCACGCAGCCGTGGGCCGCGCAAGCGAAGGTGCCGTTGGGCTGCAGGCGCTCCTCCTCGAGCGTCTGCTCGGCGCCGCAGTGTGGGCACTGGACCACGTAGACGCACATGTCCCCTGCCGCGTGTCCGGTCTCGATCGCGCTGGCACCGGCGATGGTGGGCGTGCAGGCCCGGTAGAGCTTGGCGCGGTCGCCGTAGGACATGGCGCGCGCCTCCAGCTGCTGGTCGGCCGGCCCCTGACCACCCACGTCGCGCGGGTACTCGTCCACCTCGTCCTCGAAGATATAACGCGCGGTGCGCTGGCGCAGCTGCTTGGACGAGTTGGCCCAGATCACCCACATCGTGCCGCCGGGGTAGCGCTTCTCCAGGGTGTTGTCGGTATCGAGCTTGGACAGCAGGCCCGGCATCTCCATCACCGCAGGGTCGAACTTGGACGCCGCCCAGCTGCGCGCCAGGTCTTTCACCGGCTGGGCCACGATCATGGAGTCCGCGCCGCGGTCGATGACGTAACAGGTCCAGTTGATGCCGATCTCAGTGGCGCCGATCTGGGCGGACTTCATGAAGTCCACCACACGCACCGGCGAGTGATCGGACAGGCAATCCATGATCTCGCGCAGGATGGGGTTGCGCGCGGTGCGCCAAGGGCCGGGCTCTGCCCCCGCGCCCTTGGCGATGATCCGGTAGGTGTCGGCCCACTGGCTGACGGTCATGCGCGGGGGAAGCTGCCAGCCCCGCTCCCACGCGCTGGCGACCACTTCGCGCGCCTCGGCCAGATCGACGTCGTAGATGACCGTGTCGAGGCTCATGCGGCATCCACCTCCGCGTCAGCGGCAGCTTCGCGCGGGTCTTCCAGCAGCGTGCGGGCGCCGCGGCGCATGTCGTCGGCGATACGCCTCACCTCCGCCTCCATCAGCGCCTCGCAGGCGCGCGGATCGCTCTCGGCCGCGACGGTAGCGCGCAAGCGGCTTGGCATGCCCATCATCGCGTTGAGCGCCTGGCGCACCAGGGTGAAAACGGCGCGCTCGGCCTCCTTGGCCCGGATCAGCTCCTTCGACAACTCGCCCAGCTCAAGCTCGGCCGTCCGCGCTCGCGCCAGCCGTTCGCGGCGCACAGCCTCTTGGGTGCTGATGGCATCCAGCGGTATCGCGTAGGCGGGCAGCGGCTGGCGTGGCACCTCCGCGCCAGCGGACCGGTCGCCGCCGCGCACCGGGTCGGTCACGTCATCCAGCAGCGCATCACTGGCCGCCACGCGGATCAGCTTACCGTCGGCCGACATCACCAGCTTGCCCTGGCGGCGCATCCGCCGGATGTAGCTGTCGCTGCAACCGCGGTGCACGGCGAATTCGGCAACGGTCATGGTGGCTTCGGAACTCACAGCGCCCCCAATGTTCCACGCGGAACCAAACGGCAGAACTGAACATGCACGAAAAACGGGGTCCGAATTACCCGCAGCCGGGCACCCCACTGGGAGGACCCGAGAGTTCCACGATTCCCGTGGAACATGAGGCTAGAATGGGTCGTCCACACCGTCCGGACCCCATGGGCGAGGTGTGGACAGCCGGAACGCCCGCCGCTACTTGGCTGTCCACTCTGTCCACTCTGTCCACACCTTTTTGAGAAATCATTTGAATGTGTTGAATTGCAGATTCCCATGTGCGCGCGCGAAAGGTCTGGACGGTGTGGACAGGCCCGCCATGCTTGGCTGAAGGTCTGGACAGCAGGTTTGGACGGTCTGGACGGTCTGGACAGCACCGGATGCCAGCGGTCAGAAGGGCACGTCATCGACCGCCTCCAACTGCTTGCGCTTGGATTCACTCATCCACCCATCCACGTCGAAGCCCACGCGAAACCACCTGGGCTCGCGCCCGCCGTCGGGCCACCTGCGCCGCGCAGTCTCCCACCCCAAGGTCTTGAGAATGTTGGCCACGCGCATCTGTTCGGGCTTGCCGTGCTTGCCGGGGTCTAGTCCGATGGCATGCACCAGCACCTCGTCGGTGGTGCACCAAGTCAGCACCTCTTCACCGGCCGCGCCAGGCCGCATGGTGGTCACTGGCACCCTTTCCGGATACTTGCCCGGGTCGCTGCGCACGTCCACCCATCGCTCTACCCTGCCCTCCCAGCTGTCGCCTACATACCGCGCGGCCTGTTGCTCGGCTGCGTCTTCTGGCAGCAGCCACCATTCGAAGCCAGCGAGGAACATCTGCACCGCCTCGGCCCAGAGCTGATCCCGCGCCGCTTTGATCGCCTCGATACGCGCCTCGCCATCAGTGCGCACCGGCAGGAAGCGCCGGCCGCCAGTCGGATCGCGCAGGTACTGATGCTCGTTCGTGGTGCCAGCGAAAACGCACTCGCGCCGGTAGCTTCGCGGCACGCGCTCATACGGCGCACGAAATTTGTCGACGCGTCGGGTGATAGCCGTCTTGACACTGGTCACGTCCCCCTTGCTGAAGCTATCCATTTCGCCGATCTCGACGCCCCAAGCGCCCTGGATGACTTGGTAGAAGTCTTTGCCACTGGGCGATTCGCTGGTCTCTACAAACCACTCACTGCCGAAGATCGCGCGCAGGCTGCTGGACTTGCGCTTTCCCTGCTCGCCTTCCAGTACCAGCATGAAATCCACCTGCGCGCCGACGTGCGGCTGCTTGGGGTCCTCCCACAGGATGCGGGCCACCGCACTGACCGCGAAGCATTGCGCTGCGCGCCGGCTGTAGGTCGTGTCTGCGGCGCCGAACATCTCCACAAGCATCGCCTCGACGCGTGGCTGTCCATCCCACACCAGCGAATGTAGGTAATCGCGGATCGGATGTCGCCGGTAGCGGCGCGCCACTGCGATCACACTCTTCAGCACGGCCTCGTCGCTGCACTTGGCATTGTAGTTCTTCGGGTGCTGCAGCCACGCCGCCAGTTCGTAGGCGTCCGAGTCGATGAACTCGGTCCGCTTGCCACCGCTCCACGGTGGGTCTCGCGTCAGCTCGATCTGGTTGCTGCTGTCGTTAAGCCACCAAAGCTTCGCCAGGCGCTTGTCGTTGTCGAAGATCAGGATCAGGTTGTGCAGCGTGCCCTCGACGTTGCCGTCACGGTTGAACGTCAATTGCTCCTTCCAGCTCTCGCTGTCAGGCGGAGGCGAAGCGCCACCGTCGACCACGCGCAACTTCCCCTGCTTGCTCATGCCGCAACCTCGATCTGCTGGACGCGCGTCGCCGCCCAACTGGCCAACTGCTTGGGCGTCCACCCGTCATCGATCGCGTCCGCGATATCCCAGCCTTTTGGCTGGCCATCGGTGTCGATGGCCCGCATCGACCTGACGCCGATGCGGTGCAGGTACTGCGCAACGCCCATGTGGAAATGCCCGGGCACGTCCCGCCAACCGAACATCGCCTGCTGCCCCGGCTCATCGGCGTCGGGCCACAGCACGACATCGCGCCCAGCCAGTGGACTCCAGTCCACGTAGGACACCCCCTTGCCACCACCCGGCCAGGTCACGCTGACGTACATCGGCAGCGCGCCAGCGCAGGCCGCGCGACATTTCTCGCCCTCGCTTAGCAGTACCGGCGCGTCAGGCCGCGTTGCCAGCTCATCAAGGCCGCACAGCGGCCGTGGCTTGGGGAAGTGGTTGATACACCAGGTCTGCGCGCCATCGGGCCCCACGCACCACGTCACGGTAGGCGTGATCTTGCCGTCGTCGAACTCGCAGCGCAGCACGTAGCCCAGCAGCCGGCCGTCGTGATGCCGATAGGCATCGGCGCGCGTGGGCTTGAAGCGCGACCATTTGTCCCGTTTCGGGTTCCACAGCGGCACTGTCCAGCCGCTGTCATCGCGGAACAGATCCGGGATGCCGGCCGGCACCGGCAGCACCGGCCGCCACATTCCCGCCGCTGGCTTTGCAGCCGTCGGCTCGGGGGGCGCGACGCCCTGCGCTGGCGCGAACTCGCGGTGGCCCAGTCGCCCGCACGCCTGGGGGAAGGTGAGGCTTTCGTACGCCATCAGGAAGCCGATGGCATCGTAATGCGCACCGCATCCAAAGCAGTGCGCAAAACCCTTGGCTGGGCTGACGTAGAAGCTTGGCGTGCGCTCGTCATGGAAGGGACAGCGGCCCCTGTACTCCTTGCCGTCCTTCTTCAGCTGCACGTATGCGCCCACGACCTGGACGATATCCACGCCTGCCAGAACTGCGGCGGTATCGATGCGACCAATACTCACGCTGCCACGCCTCGCGCTGTCCTGTTAGGCTCGGTGGTCACACACACGGAGGTAACGGCAATGACAAACCCAGCACCTGTTTCGCTTGGCGACGTTGCCAGGCGCGTTGAGGCACTCGAGGCGGAGCGCGAGGTGCTTGTGGCTGTTGTCGAGGCGCTGGTGCATGGATTGGCGCCGAACAATTCAGCTTTGAGAGACGCGCTCACGGATGCTCTCCAGAGCGTTCAGGTGAAACACCCTCTTGGCAGCGCGAAGAAGGAGGCGGTGATGGCGGCTGTAGCGCGGACCGGTCTCGTCCAGAAATTGGGTAATCTTTAGTCGAACTGCGGGCGGCAGCTGCACGCCACTGCACTCGCATCTCCTCGCGCAGTGCATTGGCAGCCTCGGACCCTCGCTTGGCGCTGATGCGCGCCATCAGCTGATCTATCTTTCCAGGAACGCCGTAGCCCTGGGCGAGCCAATGGCGCGCCTCACATTGCCGCCGAAAGTCTTCGATAGAAGCATCATTGTTGCTCGCGCTCATGGCCGTGAGACCAAGCGCAGGCAGCCCTGAGGCGAATCCACCGCCATGGCTTCGCGGTGGCGCTGGTCTCGCTCGGCGATTCCGGCTTCGCCCAATTCGCACGTCGTGTCGCCGTACAGCGCCTCTAAAGCGGCCTGCAGCCCCCGAGTGGCGCCGACAGTCGCGCTTGCCTTCGGCCGGTCCCGTTGCGCTTTCGCAGAGTCGGAGAGGCGCACACGCCGCATGGTCAGACACCCCGCCTCCGGTACTGAGCGGCCTGCGCTTCGGCGGCCGTCGCACAATCGATGCAGAGCCGCGCACCCATAGCGGTGCGCATCTCGGCGATAGGTTCGCGGCAGTCGGCATCCTCGCAATGCGTCAGGCCCGGCCGCCTCTTGAGGCGCGCCCTGTGCTCCAGCGCGTTGGCCAGCTGCGCATCGGTCTGCAACTGCACCCGGTCCATCAGGTCACCCATGGCGGACGCTCCGCGCCTTGGACATTTCCCTCAGCTTTCGCAATAGCAGGACTGCGGCATGCATGCTTCCGTGGCAGTCCTTGGCAAGCTCGGACATCTCGTTGCCGGTGATGATTTCGTCGGCGAGCGCGTCGTGCAGCTCCCGCGCAAACTCGCCGTTGGCAGCGTGCAGGTCCAGCACCAGTTCCATCACTGTAGCGTCGTCCTGCACCTCAGCCGGCATAGCCTGCAGCACGTAGCCATGGGCTTGAGCTAGGTCGTGCAGCATGCGGTGGTCACCTGTCAGCCCAATCAGCTGGTCGGCTTCGACCAGGCTCAGGTGGTGCGTGGTGTTGTTGGGATTAACCTTGCTACGGAGTACTGCAGCCGACATCCCAAGCCGCGGCGCAAGGCTTTCGCTACCGCCCGGGTACGCATGTACCGTGGCGTGCGCTGAGTCGACAATGTTCAATGGCTTCCTCCGCGAACGTTTTTGCTGAACAGGACCGTGAGCAAGATGGATCCATGGAAACCACCTTCGCTCGATGGATCAGCTTCAGTGCTATGCGCCACTACCACGCAGCAACCGGCGTTGGCGCCGTTGCGGCCGTGTTCTTCCAGCCCCACCGGAACGCCGGATCGAATCTCAAGTGCAGGGCGTGACATCACGCCGCCTCTGCACTGCTTGGGGCGCCTTGTTGGAACAGGTCTGGCCGCAGGAGAGCGAGGTACTGAAGGCGCGCAACGGGGATGCCGTTGCGCTTCCACTCGCTCACAGAGGGTGGTTTGACGTTGCACAGCTTCGCCACGGCGAAGGTGCCACCAAGGCGATCGATGATGTCTTTTGCGTCCATGGGCCCCTAAGATTAGGCATTCCTACGCAATATGCAATAGGCATACCTACCGCCCGTCGGATTAGGCTGGCCTAATGGAAGACTGGGCACAGCGCATAAAGACGAAGCTCGAAGAGATCGGGGGCAACCAGGCCGATCTGGCCAAGGCCTGCGGCATCAGACCAGGCTCGGTCAGCGGATGGTTCGGCGGCGGCAAGGCCACGAAGATGATCTCCGGCGACAACCTGGTGTCCGTCGCCGAGTACCTCGGCACTTCAGCGGAGTACATCATTACGGGGCGAGAGGATGGTCGATCAACCCGGTCTCACGTGGTGGGAATGGATGTCTCTACCCTTGCCCAGGCGCTGGAGCTACTTCACCTGATGGCGGATGCCCGACCTGAGGACAGGCAGCTCCAGCGTCCCACCTGGGCCATGCTCCAGGTCGCAGCAAAGGCCATTCAGAGGGCGGAGGGCGACCAGCGGCAGGCAATGGGGACGATCCTCAAAGAACTCGCCAAGGAGACCTAGCCGTGCCGCTCGACAACGTAGCCTTGAAATCCCTAGCTCTGGAGCTTGCTGCCGCGATGCCGCCCTCCCCGGCCGGGCTGGTTGACTACCCGACTGTGGATGTATCGCCGCGCGGCCTGAAGATGGCGGAGATCCTCCGGATCGCAGACCAGTACAGCTGGCACAACGCTATACAGCACTTCCTGAGAACCAAAGGCGTGCAGCATCCTTCAGACCTGAGCGATCCTCAACTTGAGGACCTGATGCAACGCATGGAAGGGTACGTCGATGCAGTAGAGACGGGCTGCAGCCTCCCCGACTGTCCGCCAGCCAGCTGACGCGCGCAGGAACAGATTACCGTTCGTCGGCTAATTAGGAATACCTATTGACGTAAAAGGTAGGAATGCCTAACGTCTGGCCTGCCGGTACTGCACCGGCAGGGCAACCGCCCGCCGCCCATCTCTAGCGGCCTAGCGGTGCCGAGCAGCATCCTTCCCTCAGGTGTTGCTCGGCAGCCCTCCCTTCAACAGGAGGCGCTCATGTTGGACTTCGACGCTTTTCCCGCAGCCAGGCGCGCCCTTTGCGCGCTGGCGGCCAGGGACCATGCTCAAGCACGTCAGCAACGCAATGCACGCGGCAGCAAGCGCATGAGGCGCCACGCGCGCGCCTCGCATCTTTCCAAGCTTGCCGCCAGCACCGAATCCCGCTCGCGCGATCTGCGCTCACAGGTCCGCTGACATGGCCGCGGTGATTCTTCACTTCCCCCGAGAGGCGTCGGTTCGCTACGACGTGAACACCGTCCGCCGGATCGCTGAGCGCGCCGGCTTGGACCCGCGCCTGGCAGTCAACGAGTTTGTGCGTTGCGGCTATAGCCGGGCCTATCTCACGGAACTCTCCGAGCGCGTGCGCCAAGTGCGAATGGCTGCGCCGCAGCTCCCGGGCGGTGCGGCATGAGCGAAGCTGCCGCCAGCACTTGGATCGCGGTGCGCGCAGGCCGTCGCAGCCCCGTCCTCCGCTTGCGGGCGGATGCAAACCGGCTTTGGGCGGGGTTGTTCACCGCGACCGACAACACTGGCGCCATTGCCTTCAGCGGCTGTGACACCAAGGACGGCGCCCATGTCCTCGGCGGGTCGCTAATCATCGGTGCGCATTACCCCATGTCCCGCAAGCAACTGGTCAAAGCCGTGCGGTGGCTGCGCGCGCAAGGCGTGAACGTCGATTTTGACGATGAAGATGCTGCCGTGCTCAGCATCACTGACGAGGCGCAGTCATGAGCGCGCTCGTCGATTTACTGCGCGCACTCCAGAGCGCACCCCGCCTCGAAACACACGCAGGGCACGTCCTGATCTTCGACGCCGCCCGTACGCGAGAGGTTGCGGACGCGATCGAACGCCTGGACGCCCAGATGTCCGCCGACCTTTGCAATCTCGATGGCTTCGCACATCCAAGCCGCGCGATCGCAGAGCTTCGATGGACCGACGCCACCCTCTCGGCGCAGCTGATTCCGCTCTCTCAACTCGGGCAGGCCCGCAATCGCGTGCTGGCCGATCTACGCCACGCGGCCTAAGGCCGGAGACGACATGAACCTCGATCCTAACAACGCCATCGCCCGCGTCGATACCTCGCGCATCCTGATGGCCCTGCCCTTTCGGCCTTACGGCGACATCCGCTACTACATCAACGCCATCGCCTTGCAGCCCGCTGGCGACGATGGTGTGCTGGTCATGGCCACCGACGGCTACGCAGCCATTTGCCTGAGAGACATCGGTGGGCGCGCGGACCGGCCGATGCTGATTCCGGTAGGCAAGGAGCAGAAGGCCGCACTCAAGCGTGGCACCCATTTGCTGGTGAGCCCCGAAGGCATGACCTGGATCAGCGACGACTCTGGATTCCCCTTGTGGGTGTCCACGGTGCCGCTGATCGAGGGAAAGTTTCCCGACCTGCGCTCGGTCGCTGGTGATGTCGAGAGCTATCGGCCTGGTCTTGTGGGCGGGTTCAACCCGAACCTGCTTGACCAGGTGCGACAGGCCCACGCGTACGGGCCCAAGCCGTCCGCTGTGCGCTTCTTCCACCGTCCGGAGAACGCAGCACTGACCCTTTTCACGCTCGATGGCAGCGGCTTCGGGCTGGTCATGGGTATGACGGACGATGTGGTCTCGAGTTCTCCCAGCGGCATTCCCGCCTACTTCCGCTCGCAAGCGGCGGAGGCATCCACATGATCCAGTTGGCGGACCTCTCCCAATTGCAGCGCGAGGCCCTGCTCGCAGCGAAGACATCCGGCAGTGGCTCCCTGCAGCGCACGTGCGGCGGCTTCCAAGCCGTGGCAAGCGGCAGCCCTTCGTCGACCATTTTTACCTCTCGCCTGGTTCGCGCCATGTATCGCAGCTTCCTTTTCGTGCTGGATGACGAGTCGTTCCCGCGAGAGGCAAAGCTGACCACGCGCGGGAGTGCACTTGCTGATCTTCTGCAGGCCCAACTGTCACGCCAGCCGAAGGCGGGTGCAGCGTGACGGGCTACCAACGCAACAGCCGCGCGGCACGCATCCGTGCGCTATTGGCGGCCGCGCCATCGGGCGCAACCGCACTTGAACTCAGTGCGCTAGTGACCAAGGAAGGCATCAAGGTCAGTCGGGAACAAGCAACGAGCACGTTGCGGCAGCTGCACGATGCCGGCCTGGTACGCCAAGTCAGGGTTGGGCGCGGCGTTACCTGGTTCGCCGGGGATCGCATCCTCGCCATGATTGCGCCGCCCACGCCATTCAGCCCTCCACCCAAGCAGATCACGCCGAACGGCAGCAAGCCGGTGACCGGGCACCAGCGGCAGTCGCAGGCACTCCACGATGCAACCGTTGCGGCGCGGCAACCGCTGCGCGAGCAGTTGCAGGCCGATCTAGCCAAGTTTCTCTCCCAGCCCGGCAACCGTATCGAGATCGTGCCGCGCGGCGCGACAGGGGAATCCCTGCGCCTCGAGGCCAAACAGGCGGCCAAGGGCCCCAGGCCGTTCGTCATCAACCCAGCCAAGCGCGGCAGCTTCGTGCCCGCCTAAAGGAGCAACTATGTTCGATACCGACCCTAGCCGCCTTAGCGGCCCAGACTTCCTGCTAGCAGTCGCCGACGCCGAGTTGGCGAACGGCAACGAGATCAACGCAGCCGTCTTCCGCCAGCGCGCCAGTGAATGGAAGCACGACCAGGCACTGGCTTCGACCGTTAAGCCGCGCGTGCGCGTGCCCGCCGACAAGGTGGCCGCATGAGCACCACGGTCAACATCCGCCGCCTGGAGATGCATCTCCATCTTCCGGCCAATCTCACCAACGACATCACGCTGCCCGCACACCTAGAGACCTTCAGCCACGTCGCGCCCGAGTACACGAAAGTTCTCGCCGACGGCACCCACTTACCCGGCGCCGATTCGCGCACCGACCACGTCGCGGTGATCGACAACGCCACCAGCCTCATGTGGTCTGTGGAATCGCTCGGCGATCCGAATGACCCCGACAGCGGCATCAGCCAGGACGCCTGCGAAAGGCGCTGCGCGGAGCTGCGTCTTCTGGGGTACGACGATTGGCGGCTGCCCACGCGCAAGGAGCTGGCAGGCCTGGTCGATGACACCCGCCACGAGCCCGCGATCGACACCGCCCTGTTCCCGCGCGTGAAACCGCGCTGGCACTGGACCAGCACAGCGGCGGCGTGGTCTGCGTCGTCCGCGTGGGTCGTCGATTTCGACTTCGGCGACGTCGACGGCAGCCACCGCGGCTACGACGGGTTCGCGTTGGCCGTGCGTCGTGCCGGTCAGTAATTGGCCTCTCTGATCACCAACAGGAGCAACACCATGGAACAGCCGAAGTACATCAAGATCGGGGCGGACGGCCAGCAGCTTCCCGCCGACGCGAAGGATTGGGTCGCCGTGCATCTGCCGGTGCATGGCCTGACCTTCAGCGCCACCAGCGTCGTGAACACCGACGTGCCGCAGGAGAAGTGCCTGGAGGCCTGCAAGGGTCTGTCGCTGGCCGGCCACAGCGACTGGGATCTGCCGACCGTCGACGAGCTGCAGCTGCTGATCGACCGCAGCCGCTGTGAACCGGCGATCGACACCGACTTCTTCCAGGACATTCAGAACGACTGGTACTGGAGCAGCACGCCGGCGGCGTGGTCTGCGTCGTCCGCGTGGCTCGTCAGTTTCCGCTACGGCGGCGTCAGCTACGGCCCCCGCTACGACGACGGGTTCGCGTTGGCCGTGCGTCGTGCCGGTCAGTGATTTGATCTTCTGCTGATCCGTCCATGCCCTCACGCTTCCAGCTCCCGCCCATCGTAAAGACCGCCGAACGGCTGCTCGTCGACATCGAGAATGCCGTGCGGCGCTTCCCGCGCTATCACCGCTACCAGATCGGGGCGGACCTGCGGCGCCAGGCAATGGTGGTGTTCCGCAACGCCGACCGGGCGTGGCGCGACCACCAGCACCAGGTCGCCCTCGTGGCGCAGCTGGTGTGGGACATCGACGAACTCAAGCAGCACCTGCAGGTCGCCAAGCTGCTGCACGCGTTCGCCAGCTTCAAGCAGTTCGAAGCCCTGGCACGCGTAGCGCACCAACTTGGCGCACAGGCCGGCGGATGGCGCCGGCACCAAGCAACCCCTCAAGCCCAGAATGCGGCCGGCGTCGGAGCCGTGCCGCAGCGTGGCCAGAAACTGAGTACCTGTGCCGCCTCCGCGGGGGCTACACGATGACGAACCTGTCCTACCCAGCCGGATGGTCAGCGATGTCCCAAGTGCGCAGGGATGCGGCGGCGTGGTCTGCGTCGTCCGCGTGGAACGTCAATTTCAACAACGGCAACGTCAACAACAACCACCGCAACAACAACGGGTTCGCGTTGGCCGTGCGTCGTGCCGGTGAGTTTCAAGGGGAAGTGACACTGCAGGGATTGCACCGGGCGTGGAAGCGCGCCCGCCGGCAGAAAGTGCCCAGCCACAACCAGCGGCGCTTCGACACGCGCTGGATGGACAACCTGATCCAGTTGCAGGAAGAGATCGCCAGCGGCACCTGGTCGCCGCGGCCGTCCACCTGCTTCATCGCAACCCGGCCCAAGGCGCGTGAGATCCACGCGCCGGACTTCGCTGACCGCGTCGTGCACCACTGGCTGGTGCCGCAGCTTGAGGCGATCTACGAGCCAGGCTTCATCCACGACAGCTACGCCAATCGCAGCGGCAAGGGCAGCCACGCCGCCGTGCGGCGTGCGCAGACGTTCTGCCGACAGCTGTCCAGCGGCCAGGGCGGTGGCTGGTATCTTCAGCTGGACATCGCCAACTATTTCAACAGCATCCACCGCCCCACGCTGTGGTCGATGCTTAAACCGCGGCTGCTGCGCGCCGGCCTTCACCCGCATGCCCTGCAGACGACCCACGCGCTCCTGCGTCGCGATCCGCTGCACCCCGGCGCGCAGACGCGCGCCACGGCTGCCGAATTGGCCCAGGTCCCCGCGCACAAGCGCTTGTGCAACGCCGGGCCGGGTTGCGGCCTGCCGATAGGCAACCTGTCGTCGCAGTTCTTCGCCAACGTCTACCTGGACACCTTGGACCAGTTTGCCAAGCACCAGCTCAAGGCCAAGCGCTACCTGCGCTACGTGGACGACTTCGTGCTGTTCCACCGGGACCGCGCGCAGCTGGAAGCATGGCAGGCGCAGATCACCGACTTCCTCGGCCGTCAGCTGCACCTCGGCCTGAAGGCCGACATCCGCCTGCGTCGCCTCGACGATGGCCTGGACTTCCTCGGCTATGTCATCCGGCCGACGCATACGCTGGTGCGCCCGCGCGTCGTGGCACACGCCAAGGTGGCCCTGCAAAAGATCGAGGCAGCTCTCCCGCGAGACGGGCAGCCGCACTTCGCCCCCGAAGCGCTCCAGCGCGTGCAAGCGGTCCTTGCCAGCTACGGCGGCCACTTCCGTCACGCCAATGCGCGCCGACTCACCCAGCACCTCACACGCCGCTTCCCTTGGGCGGCGATGTCACCCACCTTCAGAGACTCCACCCATGGCTGACGGCTCCGGCTCTTTCAACTTCCCCTTGCCCCAGCAATCAAGGTTGCGCGCGGGCGAAATCATCGTGGACCTGTTCGCTGGCGGCGGTGCCAGCGAGGCGCTACGCCAGGCGCTGGGCCGCGATCCGGATCTGGCGTACAACCACGACGAGATGGCCATCGGCATGCACGCCGCAAACCATCCGATGACCATCCACCACCGCGAGGACATCTGGCACGCCGACCCGCGCCGCGATGTCGCAGGCCGCCCTGTGGGCTGGCTGCATGCCTCGCCGGACTGCACGCACTTCAGCCAGGCCAAGGGCGGCCAGCCGCGTAGCCGCAAGACGCGCGGGCTCAGCTGGGCCGCGCTGAAGTGGCTGGGCCAACTGCAAGCCGCTGACCGCCGCAGTGGAACAAACACCGCGCCGCGCATCTTCAGCCTGGAGAACGTCTGGCAGATCCTCACCTGGGGTCCGCTGATCGCCAAGCGCGACAAGGCCACCGGCCGCGTGCTGAAGATGGACGGAACCGTCGCGGCCAAGGGCGAGCGCGTGCCGGTGGAGCTGCAGCAGCTGGTTCCCGACAAGCGGCACGCCGGGCGCACCTGGGGTCAGTTTGTGGACTACCTTCTAGCGCTCGGCTACGAAGTCGAATGGCGCAAGCTGATCGCCAGCGACTACGGCGCCGGCACCAGCCGCGCGCGCCTGTTCCTGCTCGGGCGACGCGACGGCGAGGCCATCCGCTGGCCCCCGCCAACACACGGCACCGCTGCCGGTCTGAAGCCCCTGGTGACCGCCGCCGACTGCATCGATTGGTCCATCCCGTGCCAGTCCATTTTCAGCCGCAAGAAGCCGCTGGCCGACGCCACGCACCGGCGCATCGCAAAGGGCATCCAGCGCTACGTGCTGGGCGCGGCCAATCCGTTCATCGTGCCGGCCACGCATCACGGCGAGCGCCGCGTTCACCCGAGCGACGAACCGCTCCCGACGATCACGGCCGCCAACCGAGGCGAGCTGATGTTGGTCGCGCCGTCTCTGGTCGAGTGCGCCAACGCAAGCGCGAACGGAGTGTCCGCGATCGACAAGCCGCTGGGTACGATCTCGGCGCAGCCCAAGGGCGGCAGCGAGGCGCTGGTGTCGGCGATGCTGGTCCAGGCAGCCCATGGAGAAGGCAAGCCGGACGGAGTGAAGCGCTGGGGCACGGGATCGAAGTCGGCGCATGACCCGGTCGGCACCATCACGGCCAACGGCAGCGGCGGCCACGCGGTCGCGGCGGCGCACCTGGTCAAGTTCCGCGGCGACAGCACCGGCAGCGCGGCGGACGAGCCGATGCCGACGATCACCTCCGGCGCGGGCGCGGCACGGCCCGCCGGCGCCGCGCACGCCATGGGCGTCGCGGTCGGCACCATGGTCCAGGTCGGCTACGGCGAGCGCGACGGCCAGGCACCGCGCGCGCTCGACGTGCAAGAACCGCTGGGCGTGGTCACCGCCGGTGGCATCAAGCATGCCGCGGTCACCGCCTTCCTGGAGCAGGCCAACGGCGGGTTCTACGACGGCGAGGGCCACGACATGCGCAAGCCTGCGCCGACGATCTGCGGGACGGGAAGCCAGCAGCGCTTGGTCACCGCGCATGTCGAATGCACCTTGAACCCGGAGCACGAAGCGGGCGCGCTGCGCGTCGCCGCCTTCCTCATGCGCTACTACGGCACGGGCGGCCAGCACGGGCAACTGGACAAGCCGCTGGCGACGGTCACAACCAAGGACCGCCTGGCGCTGGTGACAGTGACGATCCAAGGCACGCCTTACGTGATCGTCGATATCGGCCTGCGCATGCTCAAACCGCATGAGCTCTACCGCGCCCAGGGTTTCCCGCCGGGCTACATCATCGATCGAACGGCTGATGGCCGCCGCCTGACCACCAGCGCTGCAGTCCGCATGGTCGGTAACAGCGTCAGCCCACCTCCCCTGTTCGCGATGGCCCTGGCTAACCTGGACGCCGTGCCGGCGCCGCTGGCGGTGGCCGCATGAACCGCGACATCGACACGATCGCGCTGGACGTGGCGCGGCGCTTCACCCAGGACACCGAGCCGCAGCGGCGCGCGTCGCTGCAGGTGGCGATCATTGACGCGATCAGGCGGGCCGCCCCCGCGCCGCCCGCCGACGCTGGCCGGGGTGGGCTGGTGGAGCGGCTGCGAGCAATCGTCCTCGATGCGCAGAGCATTGCGTCCACGTCAGTCACTGTGCCCGTGTCGCTCATCCGCGAAGCCGCCAACGCCCTGACCGCCAAGGCCGCCGCCCCTGCGCCTGTCGAACTGACCGGCGTTGCCGCTGCAATTGCTGGAGGCGGCGGGATATGGCGGACCTGCACAGGCTGCCATGAACATAACGAGGGAAATCCGACCGGACCGGTGAGCCAGACCCTGCAGTGCCACCTTGGCGGCGGCTGTGATGAATGCGGCGGGATCGGAGCAATCTGGGACACGACCGACTATCAAGCGATGGCCGACGATATGGCTGCGGGTCTGCTCGCACCTGCGGTGGGTGTGGGCGAGGCTGTGGCGAAGGTCGAGGGCGTCAACGAATACGGGCAGTGGATTTGCAATCCGATCAATCCTGAAGCCGCGTCACTCGTTGCCGATGGGCTGTTGTATCCGCAGGGAGGGGCGCGCAGTGCGTGGATTACCGCATGCATGCCGCCGACTTGGCCCTTGGAATACGGCGCGGTGGTTGGCTTGGCGCTGTACCTGGGCGAGCAGCCAGCCGACGGCGGCCCGAGCATCCGGCAAGGTCGCTACGAGCCCGGCATCGGCTTCATCGACTCGACCACCGCGACGCGAATAGACCCAGTGTCGTGGTCCAGTCCGATCCACCCCGAGCCCGCCGCTGCCCCGCCCGCGCCCCAAGGGGATCAGATCATGCAGGCAGCGCTCGCGTGGTGGGAAGACCATCGGCCCGTAGGGTGGAGCGAGCAGACCCACATCGAGAATCCAGCAATCAATACGGAAACGGCAAGGGCCGCGGCTCTCGCTATCGCCATCGCCGCCCAGGCCGAGGAGAAGTCCGATGGCTAATGGCGTGATCGGGAATCCTATGGCGGAAGACCTACGCCGATGCTGCGATGCGCTGTACGCACGCATCGGCGAGTTGGAGTCTTCTCTGCGATGGACCGCAGCCGGACTACAGGCTGCGGCTAAGCACCGCGTGCAGATTCGGGAGAGCGACCTTCTGGTGCGGGACGAGGTCAGGAGGACCGTCAGCGAGGTTCTTGACGAGGCGGATCGGCTGTTGGCATCCAAGGCCGGGGAGAAGGCGCCATGATCGAGCTTCGACCGATCACCCGCGAGGAAGGCGACGGATTCATCCGTCAGCATCACCGCCACCACGGCGTCCCGGTCGGAGCCCTATGGAGGCAGGCAGTGCAC